CCAACGTTTCCTGTGAATATATAATTTGAACCATTAATATTTACAAACCAATTCGTTACCAATTTTAAATCTGAACTTGATGCATCTGTATTACTAACATATTCATAATAGATAGTTGGTAATGCAGCTGATTTAGTTGGAGTAACTGTATTAGTTGGAGTTACCGTTGGTGTATTTGTAGGAGTATTAGTTGGAGTATAACTCGGAGTTGCTGTGTTCGTTGGAGTAACCGTATTTGTTGGAGTTATACTCGGTGTTACACTCGGAGTGTTTGTTGGTGTATGAGTTGGAGTTGCAGTATTAGTTGGTGTAACCGTATTAGTAGGAGTTACTGTGTTTGTAGGAGTAACCGTATTAGTAGGCGTAGCTGTATGAGTTGGAGTAATACTCGGAGTATTTGTTGGTGTTACTGATGGAGTATTAGTTGGTGTAACTGTATTTGTTGGTGTTGCAGATATAGTAGTAGTTGGTGTATTAGTAGGAGTTACCGTATTTGTAGGAGTAGCCGTATTAGTAGGAGTTACTGTGTTTGTAGGAGTAACTGTATTAGTAGGCGTTACCGTATTTGTTGGTGTAACAGTATGAGTTGGAGTTACCGTTGGAGTACTTGTATGTGAAGGAGTTGGTGTATGAGTTGGAGTTACCGTATTTGTAGGTGTAGCCGTATTAGTAGGAGTATTTGTAGGAGTAGCCGTCAACGTCATCGTAGGAGTAGTTGTTGGACATACTGGTGGGTATGATATTACAAATTGTTCGAAACCTGGTGGTATAGTTCCTGTATAGAAACTACCTTGTGCAGGATATACAATATTTCCAATAGATACATCGCCATGATAATTATATTCAGATATAATAACATTCACATCATTATTTAAAGGAGGAATATTTAATTCTTTTATTCCCCATAATGTATCTGTTGTTCCACTAAAAGTTCTTACAATAACAGAATATTGTGAACCAACTTGATTTTGATAAACTGAATAATATTTACCATTTGGTGCAACACCTGTTTTAAATCCACCACCAATATTATCTACGTAACCATATTGGAAATAGGTTGGTACATTTCTTTGTCCATCCCATATTTCGGCATAATACAATCTATTATAAGTTCCAAATAAAGCATATGAAGGATTATAGTAAGCACCTTCAGCAGCAAATAATTCTTCAGGACAAGCCGCATAAGGAGTTCCTGTAGGAGTTGGAGTACTTGTTTTTGTTGGAGTTACTGTATTTGTTGGAGTAACTGTTGGGGTTTGTGTACTCGTATTTGTTGGAGTAACCGTTGGGGTTTGTGTACTCGTGTTTGTTGGTGTAACAGTTGGAGTTGTTGTACTCGTATTTGTTGGAGTAATAGTTGGGGTTGAAGTTGGTGTATGAGTTGGGAATGGTGATAATTGTGGAGTTGGTGTCGGAGTTGGTTTAACTGGACTACAACTTCCCCAATAACTTCCGTTATTTCCCCATTTAATATTATTGATATTCCAAATACATTCTTGTACTGGACTTGGCGTAATAGTCGGAGTTGGAGTTGGTGTTTTTGTATTAGTTGGTGTAATCGAAGGAGTATTTGTTGGTGTAGGAGTAATAAACCTCGGCGTTTCTGTAACACAAGGTAAATTTGTTCCTGTAGGACTTGGCGTAGGAGTTGGTGACGCTTCGAATGTTGCAGTCGGAGTTGGAGTTGGAGTTAATTCAACCCCATGATAAGTTGATGAACCTGTCAATATTCCTTGTCCTGCAACCATTGCTAAACAATCTGTACTACCGCTCCATAAGTTCAATCCTGTAGTTGTACTATAAGCATTATACCAATATGTTGGCATTGCATCTCCATAAGGAGCATAAGGTATATTCCATAGATAATTGTGTAATGTATCTCTTGACCAATCATCATAATTGGTTTCATAATCAAATTGAGATATTTCTTGAGTCGTATAAGGAACATAAACATTACTATTTCCCAAATCAATAAACATAGAAGTATAACCACTATTATTTGTAGTTTGGGATATCGTTCCTAAATTGTGGTCATATAATACACTCCAACCAAAATTGGTATCAAGCATATTTGGATTTATAAAATCTGTCTTAAGTTTATAAACTTTTGATGGATTATCTAAATACCAATATTTAAAATATCTTGTTGGATAAGTTTCTGTATTATTATTAATTTGTACCAATTCTATTTCAGTTAATTGAGTATTAGTTAAATTATAACCATTGATTTTATTCCACGCAAAATATTGATTTTGAATTTGTATAATATCGTTTGCTTTCAAATTTTTATAATCAGATAATTTTAAATAAAACTTACCTGTTAAAAATCTTGTATTTGGATTATATAAATTGTTAATTCTACCACCATAAAATAAATTATAAGCATCATTAACAGTATAAACATTAAAAGTATTTACATCAATATAAGTAGGTTGTTCAGAACTAAATAATAAACAAGCACTATCATTGTTAATTTTAAATCTATCAGCAAGACCCATTGGCATTGTATGTGAAACCAATGGTATGTTTTCAAAACCAGAACCAGCAAAAGTTGTACCACTACTGGTTAATAAATTAATTGTATAAGTTTTATATAAATTTGTATTATCATAAAACTCACCCAAAGTATCTAAAAAAACGTTAGCTGAACCTAAAAACCACATTAATTTTGGTTTGGTTTTAACTCCCGTATAAGTCATATTTAATTGTTCCGCTCCTTGTGTTGCTCCTGTTTGCACAGTATAAGCAGCAGTTGCACCAGCATAATTCAATCCTAATGGTAATTTAATTCCTCCATTTGGTAATTGGTCTGCTGTATCCCATTGTCTAATCAATTGAGGACCAAATATAGTTTGTGTTGAACCCGTTGTTGATTTAAAAGAAGTTGGTCCATATACAAACTTTTGTCCATATATTCTATTATTTTGGTCTTTAAATACTTTATTACCATAATCTCCATCTTCACTTTCAGTAAAAGTTAAATTACTATCAATAAAATCTAATGCTGGTTCTACAGTAAATCCACTATCAAAACTTAATTTATTTGTATAATCATGTATATCACCTGTTCCCAAAAAGAAGTTATATGGTTCAATAATAATCTCACGTGGATTATCAGGATTAGGTACAAATACCAAATTGAACTTTTTTGCCAGAGAACTTAAGATATCAATTTGTTTTATATTTTGGTCAATTACTAAACTAAAATCTACAAAGTCACCATCTAAAAAAGGTACAGGGTCATTTACTGCAACAGGAGGATATTTTAAACTTGATAAAGGTGCAATAGTTACAATTGGATTTGTAGATGAAATTGAACTATAATGTCTATAAACTGTATTAGATGGAATATTTTGTGAAAAGTTAATTGTTGTTCCACTTGTTCCATTTTGTACTAAATAAGTATTATATTCTGTTTCTGTATAAGTAAATCCAAATGTACCATGATATTTCCTTTCAATTTGAACTGTAGCATAAAAATCTGATGAACAATAACAAGGGACACCTGTTCCCTTTGTTGCTACAACTAAATCCACGTTTGTTAATCCAACTGTTCTATTTCCTTGATTATCAAATCCAAATGGTAAACCAATAACTTCAATTCCCTCTAAAGGAAGAGTATTGATTACCTGTAAGTTATAACCAAATTTCGTTGAACTTGAACCAAAATAACCATACATATACAACGTTTTCATCCACGGTGTATTAAAGAAATTGGATTTAATTGTATAACCATAGGTTTTGAACATTAATTTAATAATATTCCAAATTGAAAGTGCAGGTTTTAATTGGTTATCAAATAGACCTTGATTCGGACTATTAATACGATATGGTTTATATAGTGTTGTTCCTGTATGTCCTGTAATATAATTCCAATCACTTTGGTTATAAGAACCTATTGGAGCAGTTGATGTATAATAGTGAGTTAATCCTAAAGTTGTAGAACCAGTTGTTAAACCTGAAACTGCAACGGTATCACCTGAATAAAGATATCCATTATGAACAATTGGATAAACATAAGTTTGTGGTTGTTCATCATTAATACCAAAGTTAGAATAACCCCAACCATTAACAACATTGGCCTCACCAAATATGTGATTAAATGTATAACCAGTATCATTATAATTTAAATCTTTTAATAGGTTATTTCCCATTAAAGCAAATAAATTACCTACTGTAGAATATAAAGTTACATCATATTCTATTTTACTATTTTGTACATTTATTTTATTTAGTTTTAAATAACCTGTAAAATAACTTTCATCATTAATTAAAACGTCACAATTAATACGAGCATTTGGATTAAAATAAAATGATTGAACATCAACATCGTAAAAGTTTTCAAAAAATTGATTGTTAACTTTTGAACCTGGTAATTGTAAGTTTAAAGAATAATCACTATTCTTCTTACTAATATCTTGTAATTCAGCATAACTTCTATTGATAACGATAGGAACACTTGAATATAAATCTAAATTTAAATGTTTAAAAACCGAAGTTGTAATTGGTTGAAAATAAATTGAATTAATTGTTACAATATTTTCTAATTCAACTTTTACTAAATCACTTGCTTTAACTAATATACTACCAAAAAAACTTGTAGTATCACCTGTAGTTTGAACTTTAAGAGTATCAACTCCTAAATGATTTACATAAATACTTTGTGTATAACCCGTTACAACGGTCATATTAAATACAAAATATCCATCAGTTTGATTAACATTAAAAATAACTTCACCTGAACCATTTGTAAATCCTGTAAATGGAAATAACTCAGTTCCTAATCCTCGTAATGTAACATTACTTTCAGATTGTACTGTAATAGTACCGATATCTGTAACTAAATTATTATCAGGTATATTGGTTAATACACGTAAAACTGTTTGTTGTTGTTGACCCATTTTAGAAGCCTTTATTTACAAAGTAACTGTCGCCAGTTTTTAATGTTATTCTATATTTGTTTAATTTACTGTGTTGTTTAGTCATTGTATCAACTGCAGTTGAAATAACTTGTACAGGTCTTAAATCTTTATATATTTTATTTGGTCTATCAATTGGACTGATATAATCTGGTCTCATGATATAAACCTGTGGTGATAAGAATAATTGTTCTAACCATTGTGATAATGGCATAGATAAATAATCCGTATCTAATGTAATTTCTTGCGTGACTGTCGTGTCAAAAGTTTTGTTACTTCTACCCACATTCCTATCAGGAGATTGTATGGCAGGAGAGTAATAACGACTATCGTATGAAGTCCTATCAATTTTTTTAGTGTCTTGACGATAGCTTTGAAATGTGTAATAATCATAACCTCCTAATTCATTTAACCAACATAACCTTGTATTTTCAGGTAAGCAATTATCATATAAATAAAAATAGAAAGCTTCACTTGTAGGACCAATTGGGCCATAACATTGTCTATTTACATTGTTATATGTTGGGAAAGAATAAAATAATTGAACACGATAATAAGCAACATTATCAAAAGTTAAACCTGAAAACAAATTTAAAATATCCTGAGGTCCACAAGGTAACGCAAATCTTTTAAGATTATCAACATTACCCGCTGTTGATTGATAAGGAGTTCCTGCTTTATTTAGTTCTTGATTATATTCTTGTATCAAATTATTGTTTATATCGTAAAATTCAAAAACGGCAAAATCTGCTTCAATAACTTGTCTATCACCAGTCTGTCCGTTTAGATAATATAATACGTAATTTTCACTATTTTGTATATATTGGATACGTGGAGCATTAGTTAAAAATCTTGCTGTTTCTGATTGTTCAGGAACAGTTGGATAGTCCATAATGTAATTACTAATAGGACTAAATCTTGTATAAATACTCAATGAATTTCCTGTAAAACCTGTACCGATAATTGTACCAACTTCTTGGTCAAAATTGGGTAAAATATAGTTATCATCAAATTCAAATGTACCTCCAACGTAATCAAATAAATTACCTGAACTTGTATAATATGAAGGAAATAATCCATTCATTTCTTTATACTCAGGGAGTAAAGTATAATGATTAAAATCATTTGTAGGTATATCGGTATATTCTTGTATTAATAAAGTATTGTTATAATATCTCCATCCATATTTAAAATTAACTTGTATCCCATTTGGATATTGTGCGTTAACATTGATATCGTTGGTTGTTGCATCAAAATCATCTAACCAATAATATTGATAATGTTCTGATTGAACATATGCTTGTAAATAATTATAAGGTCTTAAATTAAATGTATATGTATAAATTGTTCTCGATTCTGTAATATTAGCAGGAACTAAAGCCATACTTCCAACTTTATTACCATTCACATACATATCTACAACTAATTGAATTGATGCTTGATAGGTATCACCCGTCAATGTAATTTGATAAGTTCCTCCTCTTTGATAAACCATATCAGCACTTCTTCTAATCTGTGAAGTATTATTTAATCCATTATCATATAATTGTGGGTATCCAAATGGCATTATTCAGTTGTATTAAATTTTGTATTTATTATTGTTAATAATTCGTTCATAGTACTTTCTTCTAATAAACTTATAAGTTTAGAACTATTTTCCATATTATTAAGAGCGGCTGCAATAAAACCCATATCAGGTTGTCCATAAGGTCTTATTCCAAATTTTTGTATATTTTTTTGAATGGCAAAAGCAATTGGGTATATTCCTTCTTGTCCTGATTTAAATGATTTAGCACGTTTTCTATGTCCCTTAACAAATCTACCTCTCACATCACGAACACCAATTCCTTTTTCTTCCATCCATATTTTAATAGCTTCAACTGGTACTTTATTTTTACCTGGTGCTCTACCTTCATCAACAAAGTTACCATAACCAGCAATATTAATATCAAGAACTTGATTCTGTCCTTCTTGAGCGGCAACAACTTGAACACTATCTACTAATGTTCCTGATGCTACTTTATTACCAATTCCCGTTATTCTCGTTCCAAATGGATATCTTCTTTCTCTTAAAGTGTCTTTTACAATTTGTTCAATAACAGGTGCTAAAACTTCTAAATTCATTATAATAATTTAATTGTTATATAAGTTCCATTTCCACCATTTATTACTTGATTTGTTGTATTTGATGTATAAGCTGTTATATTAATATAATCTGTACTTCCATTCAAATAAACTATAATAGATGAATTTTGTGTATAAGCATTAAAGTTTGATATTGTTGCTTGTGCAATTGTGATACTTGCATCATTCTTTCTAATTTGAATATTAGATTGACTATTAACATCACCTTCAGCCCAATTCACAAAAGCATTAACTTCATAATAACCAGCTACGTTTGGAGTAAATTTATATGCTTCACTATCCCACCAACCATTTGTATCAATTTCGGAAGTATATTGAACTATAGTATCTTCTCCATTAGGTATTGTTTGTGTTCCAGGTAAATTAGCAACAACAAAACCATTTGAAGTTGCTGTGGTTCCTGATATAATTGTATCACGGAATATTGTTAATGTTGAACCTGTAATTGGAATTTGAAATACTACATTATCATTAGAACCTGGTCCTGTTACAGCATTACTTCCTGTACCTGGTCCAAAAAAGTTTGCAGATAATGAACCATCAGGTGTATTATAAGTTGACATAGCAAAACCAATAACTTGACCGCTATCAGTATCATTAATAAAATCTTGAACAAATCCACCACCTATCATTGCTGAACCTGAAACAAATTGAGTAATACCACCATAAAGCATATTGGAGTTATTACCATAATCATCTTGTCCTAAAATAATATATGGTTCACCACCAGGTAAAAATAATTGACCACCATTTTCTATTACTACAGAATTATTTGGATTTAATGCTAAACTACCATTTGAATTTTGATATATTTTAGTAGGATTTTGTAAAGAACCATCATAAATAAAAGGAAATATAATTGCAGTATTTGAACCAGTTGTACCAATCATTCTTAAAGAACCTGAATTAATTTGTAACGAACCTGTAATAGTTTGTGTTAATCCTAATGAACCTGTTGTAATAAAATTTGTAACAATTGGACTTGTACCAGAACTTCCTGAACTTCCTGATGAACCTGAACTTCCATTAGTTCCACTTTGACCATTTGTTCCCGAACTTCCTGATGAACCTGAACTTCCATTTGAACCACTTTGACCTGAGGTACCTGAGGTACCTGATGTTCCTGAACCACCACTTCCATAAGGAACACCATTAACAAATAAAGAACCTGAAATAAAAACATCAGGAGCTTGTATATTAATATTTGTTCCAATACCTTCACCTAACAAACTAATTGAACCTGTATAGGAATTAATATTTATTGGTCCTCCCCAGTTATCAATTTGAAATTCACCACCATCAACAATTTCCCAAGTAAAACTTCCTGTTCCATCTTCACCACCAATTTTATTAATATGGGCCATATAACCATTATTATTAATAAAATGGAATGAACCTGTATAATTAGTTTGTGTTTGATTATTTGGACCAGCTCCCATCATTGTAAATGTTCCACCAATAGGACTATCAGATGTAGATGAAAATACAATATTGTTTAATAATTGTAATGTTCCACCTGAAGGTGCTTGAAGTGCTGTATCTTGTGCTTCATTAGCAAGAGTTAAAATTTGATTACCATCCAACCAAACAGAACCAGAACTTACGTATAAGTGTCTAAATGGTTTACTTGATGACCCTAAATCATAGGTATTACCTGCAGAAGGAATTATAGGACCACTAATCCCTATTTGTGTAGTTGATAAGGATAATGGACTATTTGTTCCAAATCCGTCAGTAACAGGTTGTAAAACACTGTTTAATGATGCCCCATTTGTATTTCCAACATTCAATACTGATTGATATGATGAACTGATATATTGGGTACTTAAATTACTCATAATTTATTTTTTATATTTCGTTATATTTTTTATTAACATTTTCCCACATTTCTTTAACTTCTTCCCATGTCAAATTATTAACAAAAGAAGTCATAGGTAACACACATCTATTCTCATCAAACTTTTGAGTGAATGAAACCGATAAAGCCCACCCACCTAATTGAGTTTCATACCATTCTAAAAATGGCTCCAAACTTGCTCCCCATTGTGCTTCCCAATCAGATAAATATAGTTTAGCAAAAAAGTCTTTAGCTATTTCCATTGTATCATTAAGAACATCTTCCCTATTTGATAAATCTTCTTCCAACTTATCACATATAATTATTTTAAAAGATATGTTTGTACTTCCTCGTCTAAGAGATACTGTATCCAATAAAACATAAAATCTTATATATTTAGGTTCAGATTTGGTAATAATATCATTAGTAAGTTGTTGTATTTCACCCCAACCAAAAGAAGATATTTGTTCGTGTAATGTAGAAAACTCTTCAAACTTATCAATAATTAATCTTAAACTTTTAAATTCTTGATATTCAGGAAATTGGAAATTAGCAAGAACAGGGGTATCACATCTATTATAATCAAATGGCATTACTAAATTAACATTTAAAGTAAATCCACCTACCGTTGTTTCATATTTTTCAGTAAAAGGAACTATTTCAGGATTCTCATCAGGTACAATATACCAACTGAAATTACCATTTTGAGCTGTATAAGACTGATATAAAACGGTCCAAACATCATAAACTATATTCAAAGTATCTGACATTACATCTTTTAAATTAGATAAGTCAGGTTCAACTTTATCCATAATAATAATGGAAAACTTGTAACTAATCTGATTTTGTTTAAGAACTCCCTGACCTGGTACAACGTACATTCTTACATATTCAGGTTCCACCTTTGTTTCAAGGTCATTGGTAACCTGTTTAACATCCCCAAAACCAAAAGAACGTATTTGTTCATGATGATAAGCTATTTGGGATAAATCTGTTAAAATTTGTTTGTAATTGTACATCTTATAAATAAATATAAAAAAAATCAAAACATCTTTTTAAAATCCGTTTTGAGCTTTTTTCTGTAATCTTATTTGTTCTTTATCGTAATCTATCAAAAAGGATAGTTGATTCAAGACTTCCGTAATGTTTTTTTTGTAGATGAAGTCGTGTTTTGTAATATCATTGTCAGTAACTCGGTTGACGACAACGAACCAACCGTACGCTTTTTGGAAAGCATTAGATATATCCACTTTCTCATCTTCCATAATAGCTTTATCTTCATCTTCCATGACATCGTCTGGATTGAAGATGCTTGGGTATAAAGAGAAAATCTCTTTGCGAACTTGATAAAAAAAAACTGAGCCGATAATAATATCTTTACATCCATCTTCTTTTTAAACAATTCAGCTCGTTTAACCATTGTTTTAACATCATATTCCTCAATAATGAAGTTATGTTCACTAATCTCGTGTTCAATTGGTCTATACATTACTGCTGCTAATATGTGTAATAAATCTAATAATTCATTCAAAGGTTTGGTCGAAATGGTATCAATATCAACAAATTCAGCAAAAGTTAAATCTTTCCAATTGGGAAAGAAACCATAATTTACTCCATCAATTTCGAACCTATCTATTAATGGGATATTCCTTTCACTCGGTATTAAAGATAAAATGTAGGTTGAAAGATAATTAATCTTTTCGTAATCACATTTCAATACATCTTCTAATGGTGCACCAGTTATAATATTTAATAACTTAGCAGCAAAGTATTGGTCAGTAAATAAATCTTTTACCTTATATATCTTAGCATAATCTTCAATGGATATGAAATCTTTTAATTCATATTCCGTTTCCTCTATTGTAAATTTAACCATAATTCGTAAATTGTAGAGCATATTTCCCTGTGCTCTTAGCACTTCTCAAAACGAAATGACAATACATAGCAAGGCAGTCACTCAAATCTGGCGATACCCCTAATGTACGTTTCATTTCATCTTTGCTTTGAATTGCTATTTTATTATCTCTATCCAAATCTTTCAATTTAACTGCAAGTAATTCTTGAGTTAATTGTTCGAATATGACAGGGTCTAATATATTAATTGATATTTTTCCTTCTTTTATTAATTCAGATAATTTAACATAACATTGCGTCTTAAGATTGGCAAAGTTTTGTTTAAATAATGGGGTACTATTGTTAACAAAGTTTACAGCTTTAATAGCATCTGCAACTCCGCCTCCCACGCCATCACTATCAATTACCACAGAACTTCTATCAATTCCGTGTTTTTCCATTAATTCTTTTATATTTTCAATTACTTGTTGGGTATCTAATTTTTTATAAACGTGACATTCAATTAATACTGAACCAACAAATACCATAACAACAGTTCTATCTGAACCAAAACGAGCAATGTCTGCACTTAAATATTTACGATTACTTTCATTTGGAGCCATTAAGAATTGTGTATTATTAATTTCGTCCCATGAAAATAAATTATCACTTTCATCTAAATAGTTCCAATCTCCATCCAAAAGACGACGACGTTGTTGAATTGGTAATGTTGTTAACATTTCCAAATATGAAGTAGGTAAGTGAGGATTGTCTGTTGGAAGTGCTGCAACAAATTTAACATCATCAGGTAAAGTTCCATTTAAAGATTTGTTATAAAACTCTTTCTTCAACCAGTTCTGACCTGGGTTTGCTGTGAGTAATATCTTTCCAACAATTCCAAATTCATTTAGTTTATATCTTAAACGTGATTTAACAATTTGATAAGCTGTTGATGATATTGAAGAAGCTTCCTCCAATACAGCAATAGATAATTCCATACCCGCTAAACTTCCATCAAAGTTCGGGTCACTCGGCTTCTGTTCTAAATCTTTTAATAGTATTTCACTCTTATTAAAAAATGTAACAATATTACTTTGTGCGTTATAATTGTAATGATTATCAGGTTTAAGTCCCATCATCTTAAAAACTTCAAATAAAGTATTGAGTGATGTTTGTTTTAATACAGATAAAACTGTACGACCTAATAGTGCTCTGATACCATCGTATTGTAAACACATAGTAGTTAACCATACAGCACCTAACATACTCTTGCCTCCACCTGCCGATCCACCATATAATACAGTAGTCGTGGTTTTATCCATTAGATATTCCCATGCGGTAGATTGTTTTGGAGTTAAGTTAATTTCTGCCATTATTCTCTTGCGTTACTCAAATTTATTTTTATATCTAATTTTTCACCATTAGAAGTAATATCAATCTTTCTTTGGTCTAATCCTAATATACGAGAAATATCCCATAATGTCTCCCTTTCTACTCTTTTATTTCCATCCTGTCTTGCTCTAATTAAAAGGTCCTGATATCTTCCTAATTGTTCAGATACAATTTCTTCAGTCTTCTGTTCAAATCTTTCTTTTAATATTAATTTACATTTACTCCAAACTCTTTGTGCTGTACGTTCAGATACTCCATACATTTTGGAATAGGTTTTCATAAACTCGTGATTATTAAGTTTATGATATAATATCAATTCCATAGCTTCATTCAATCTGGTTTGATATTCTTGAACTGTAGATTTTCTACCATTCTTTAATGGTATCTCAAAAGGTTCAGGAACACTTTCGATATCAAAATTTCGTATTTCTTCGTTCTTAGATTCTTCCGTTTCTTCGTAAGGTACAATTTCGTTATCCATAAAATATTATTTTATTACTTCAAATGGAAAACTATTATTAGGTTTAATTTCCATTTTTTTATTATTCCTATCGTACTCCTCAAGTTCTTTCTTCATCTCGGGAGTAATCTCAACATTATTAATAAAATCCAAATAAGCACTATCATCAATAACCATATCTGATTTTAATTTAACATCACCAACTTTGTCCTTAAATTTCTTTATGACTTTCCACGTTGGCATCTTCTTCATTCTTTCATATTCTCTTCTATCTCTTCTTGCTTGACTTGTACTCATTATACTGGTATTTTTAAAACTTCATTTATATAATTCTTTAATCTTCTTGCTTGACCATTTACACATGAAGTACAACCAAAATTGAAGTCCTCACCAAATAAAGCATTATATACCTTATTGATAAATGCACGTTTATCTGAAACACGATTACCTAACTCTACGTAAGCTAAATGTATTTCTTCAGGAGTAGGAATGTAAAGGTCTTCAATCTCAATTGGGTCAGGTAAAGCATCGATTACTTCTTTTTTCTTCTTACAAGAATGACAACCAGCTTTCTTTTTTCCGTTAGCTTTTAATCCTTCTAACTTTTCTTTTAATTCTTTATCCATATTAGTTTGTTTTTAATTTGGTTCTCACTCGCCAACCATTTTCATCTTGATGTTCAATTATTTGTTCAACTAAACCATTTTCAAATAATTCATCAATTAATTTATATCTTTCTTCTTGTAAAAAAGATTTTAATGTTTCTTCGTTGATATTTTCTTTTTCTGTATCAAAAAATCTTGTTAATTTATCCATATTAGTTTGTTTTTACTTCTGTTGGTGTTGGTGTAGGTTGCGGTGTTCTAACCTCTAATGGTTTCTTCTTGCATCCACAATCTAACATCAATTTATCTTGTATAATCATTATTTTAGTTTTTTAAATACATTTGCTTTAAGTTCACTCTTAGCTTGTTTAACATAGTTATGTACTGAATTTAATGGTATCTTAGTTTGAATGGATACTTTCTTATAACTTCCCAAAATAAGATATCTTGAAAGTAAGTCTTTAGAAAACCATCCTAAACCCCCATATTCCTCTTCTAAGGTATCCATAATAATATGTTCGTCAATTTCATTATCGTCGACTGGTAAGTCTGAAATGTCCTTTAAATCAGAATATAAACTACTTTCCCTCTTAATCTTTCTATAGAATGGACTATTTGCACTATACCAATTGTTTGTTATACATCTAACAATATAATATTTAATACTCGAATCTTGAAGATTATTCAATTTAATCTCATCTTTCTCCCATAATTGTAACAATACATCTTGTAATAAGTCTTCAGCCCAATCAGAATGTTTGGTCATCTTTAAACAAATTTCTTTTAATTCAGTGTAATTATTAATTACCCATCGTTCAATTTCAGGTATCAAGGGTTAATTGTTTTTTCATGTCACGAATAACTGAACAGACTTCGTAAGCTTCATATTGTTCATTAGTAATTAAACTACTATCCAGAATTGATTCCAGGAATGATATTCGGTTTATTTCGGGAGCATACTTTAATTCTATTTCAATTAAATGTAACATCTTATCAATCATCATATTACAAAAGACTTTCTTATCTTCTTCATCGAAAACAATATAATCTTTGGGTATATCCATAAATCCTAATGGAATCTGATTACTTCTTTTCATCCATATTCTTTTTAAAAAAATGTCTTATTGTTGTATGACTACAGTTATAAATATCAGCAACATCAAAAAAAGTATAACCAGATTGAATATAACTTATTATTTCTTGTTTATATGGGTCCAGTTTAGATGTTCCAGCTTTAATGTTGATACCTTTTCTTTTAGGTTTAACTTCTGAATTATGAATAATTCTTCCATCAATATAGAAATTCTTATCCTTATCTTTATATCCAGGTTTATACCAGGTTCCATTTTGTTTATTGGAACCATTATCTTCATATTTCCATCCCATTGATATCATTACTTTGGATAATTCTTCGAATTGTTCTTCACATTCATAATTACCAACTTCCGAAGGAACCATCCATCTTGTTCCTTGATTAGCACTAATACTTTGATTAATTCTTCTTTCAATGCAGCAAGCTTTACAAGTTGCTTTATTTCTCGGATAATAATCTTTTCTTAATTTTTCAATACCACATATTCTACATTTAATGTACAATGGGTCTGGTTGTAATTCTTCTTCCTCAAATTCAGGACTTTCATCCTCTATAGTATATTCTTCTACAATTTCTTTTTCAGGTTCTACAATCGTCTCTAATTCGTTTTTAATACATCCATTACATTTATTCAAATCAAAAGAAAAGTATTGAGATTTAATTTTCCATTCAGAACAACTGGTGCAATAAGCAAGACGGTATCTTCCTTTTCTTCCTACCTTGATATGATATCTTGAACTTTCTTTATTACTAAAACATTCTTTACATTCTTTTCTGTAAGTAATGTTACCAGCTTTCTGTCTAATTTTATAAAATTCTTGTTGAGGTTTATTTACATTGCAGGTTCTACAGGTTGGCATATATTATAAATACTTTCTAATAATCAAAAAACCCAGTCAAGATGGGAGCTACTCAACTTGCTGGGTTCTTTTCACAAAAACTCTTTTCCTTTCTATATAAATATAATTATTCTATATCTTCAAGTGAATAGAAATTTTTAATTTTATTTTCATTGCTGCTATACTGGTTGATAATAATTTCATCAGTACTACTTCTATCTTCTGGAACCAGTTGTTCTATTAATTCCAAATAGATTGTTTTCTTTTCTTTTGGTAAGGATTGAAATTCTTTGTAGCTAATTTCACCTGTACGATATTTCCAACTCATATTAATTAATTTTATACAAATATAAGAATAAATATTTAATTATACTGGTACTTTTTAATTTATTTATTTTTTTTGTGCTGGTAATACTGGGCTGCTTATACTGGGTAGATTTTAAATAAAAAGTTTACCTGGTCCAACAAGAGTGGTTACTTGAAGTCTATGGTATCGTTTAACCGATTCCAGGATTTAATCCCAATGAGTAATATAAATAAATACTTTGATAATTCAAAATCATTTCAATTTTTCCGTATTTCGTAAATAAATTAAATTATCCAATTTTTTTTTAATAAACATAATATTTATATTTATCTTATTACTAATTTAAAACTTTTAGAAATGGCAACAGTTAAAAAAATTATGAACCTTCAACAGAAGGTTGAAATACTATTAACCAAATATCCAAAACTTAGGGATGATGATAGAACATTGGTTAAGGTAATGTGGGATATTGAAATAAAGAAAATGAACTTAGACCCAAAGACATCCCCAATTGATATGTTCTTATCTTTATATGAAAACGGTCAATTATCGGACGCTGACCTTATTAAACGAGCAAGACGTAAGCTACAAGAAAATAAAGAAGATTTGAGGGGTAAGAATTGGAAACCGAGACATAAGGAAGAAGTGATTACAAGACTAACAATTAATAAGATATGAAGACCTGGAAATTAGATAGGGAACCCAACGAGTTAATTATGAAACAAATTGATTGGTTGAACAAGATGAATGGGGTTGATTTAACAGCTGACGATGTAATGGAGTTATCTACCAAAACAAAAAAGGAATTAATTCAAATATGGATTAGTTGTTATAAGTTGGTACAAAACCCTACAGCTGATTGGCTTGAAATTTATTATTAGTTCTATATATTTATCTAAGGACCCCCTGTACAATCATATTATTAGTTATACTGCCATTTAACAAAAGTAAACTGAGGGGGTCCTTTTTTATGCCAGGAAACTATTCAATGTTCCAACAATAAAAAACCCCCGATGTAGAAACACCAGGGGTAAAATAAAAAGAGAACAAATAGACAATTAATCCTTAGCGAAATAATTTCTCATATAAAGAATTGCTTTATCATCTTTCATAATGGTTCCTTTAACGGAATTAGAACGATTGATATTGATTAAAGTATTATTCATAAATGCATCAAAACAATAGATTAAGTTACCGATAATAACGGGACCAAAACCTTCTGATTGTAGTGACCATTGTCTTGAACCAACACCATTATATCTTTCATAAAGGTCGATATTAACAACGGAAACCCCATCGTTTAATCCTCCAACACCTTCGTGTTTATCAATTTTGTTATTGATTAAATGGTCCACGAGTTCTTGAAGACGAGGATTATTAACACCATACTTTTTGGCCATGATGATAAGGGATGCCATAATCGGTCCAGTGGTGTATTTTTTGTTCTTAGATGGTTCATTCTCATAACTAAGAATAACACCATCAACAAATTTGATTTCATCAACAAGGAAGTTGAACTCAATTTTTCCTTTAATATCGGAAAAAGTTAATTCATTTCCATAGATACGACTATTACCTGTGATACAAGCATAAGCGTGTCTAATTGATACACCGATGTTTCCTGCTTTCATCTTACGAGATTGTGGAACATAACCATTAGAACGGAATAGACCACCGATTAAGTGACCTGAGCTCTCTACTGAATTTGAACTATCAATTGAACGATAGATTTTTTCCACTTCATTACGACTTGATGGGTAGTACAAGGTAACGTGTAAGTTCTCAGTTGGGATGGAATCAGGGTATTTGTTCCATATGAACTTACGGGTATTACCATTCACGGAATAAGGTTGACCATAAGAATAATAGTCATCTGAGAACATAGGGATTACACAAGCCACTTCTAAATGGGTAGGAAGTAGTTTCTCGTCTAAGATTTTCTTTACTGCTTTATGACGTGGTTCTTCAGGTCTTTGGCAATGTACTGGTAAAATGGATGTAAAATCCTTTGGTGAAATTCGTTTATGGTCAATTGCCAATAAACTTTTTTCGAGTGTTTGATTTGTAAACATAACTGTTTGTTTTTTTTAATTAAGAAATATTATTTGTTTAAAAGGTTATTTTCTCTAAGAATGATTAATGCTGTTTCAATAAATCCGCTATAAGG